CACCCATGAGTTGAGGTTTAAGAACGGGAGTTTGATTAGGGGGTTTAGCACGACGGAGCAGGCCAATCGGTTGCGTGGTCCTCAGTGTAATTTGATGTTGGGTGATGAGTTAGCGGCTTGGGATGTACCTGCGGGAAATTTGGAGACGGCATTTAACGTTAGTATGTTTGGTGTTCGGTTGCCTTATCCGAAGGGTTTGAACGGTGAGTTTTTGCCTGCGAGGGCTGTTTTGGGTACGACGCCTAGACCTATTGGCTTCCTGAAGAGGTTAGAGAGGCGTGACGATGTTAAGGTTATTACGGGGAGTAGTTTTGAGAACATCAATAATTTGAGTGGTGCGTATCGCGCTCAGATTATGAATTTGGCTGGGACGAAAATTGGGAAGCAGGAGATTGAGGGGTTATACGTTGATGAGGAGAATGACCAGAGTATTTTCAAGCGGGGTTGGTTTCGGTTATGGCCGTGTGAGAAGAAGTTGCCTGAGTTTAGTTTTGTGATGGAGGTTTATGACACGGCTTTTACGGAGGAGACGTTTGACAGGAAGCGTCAGGAGAGTGACCCGACTGCTTGTTTGATATTGGGGGTATTTAACATTAATGCGGCGTTTACGGAGAGTGAGCGTCGTCAGATGAATGTTCGTGCGAAGTACGGTGTTGTTATTTGCGATGCTTGGGCGGAGCGGTTGGGTTTTCCTGAGTTGATGGACAGGGCGAGGAAGCAGCATCGTCTGAAGTGGGGGGCGCAGGGAAAGCGGAGTGACATAGTCCTCATTGAAGAGAAGGGTTCGGGGATTTCGTTACGTCAGAGCTTGGGGAAGCACGGTGTACCGACATGGCCTTATAATCCGGGGCGGCAGAGTAAGTTAATACGGGCTAACGCGATTAGTCCGATTGTGGCGCAGGGAATGGTGTTTGTTCCTGAATCGATGCGCCCGGAGAGGAAGGGTTTGCCTAGAGATTGGGTTGAGCCTTTTTTGGAACAGGTCTGTGCATATTACGGTCCTGGCACTACCGAGCATGATGACTATGTGGACGTTCTGAGTTCTGGTCTTTTATACCTTCGGAACAGAAGTATGCTCGAGTCTACCACTGAGAATAAGTATTTAGATATGGATGAAAAAAGGGAACAAGATGAACGCAAAGCTCAACAAATCTATTACAACCAAAAGTCCTCTAGCAGAGGTAATCCCTACGGCTGACCAAAACCAGATTGAGTTTGCCCAAGAGATTTTTGATAACATCGATGGTCGGTATGACAGCAAGATTATCACCAAGGTAGAGCCGGGTGATGACATCGAGTGGACATCGATATCATCTGCATGGACAGATGACCCACGAGAGGCGGCAAATGAAGTCATGGAGAAGTTCAACGCTTATGCCTCGGGGAAAGGAGGCGTATTGCTGTGGAGACTTCTCCCCGCCATGTATGCACGGGAAGGTAAGATCCAGATTAGAACGGTGCTTTCGATTTCTAATTTAGGGAAGGCAATCGAGGTCAAGGAAGAGGCCGATGAGAAGCTGGCTTCCTTGAAGGATATGTCCGTTGGACCTCTTACGCGCCGAAGCAAGGAAAGGAAATGCCCGACCTGCACTTTTTGGGATCGCAAAAGCGCAGAGCATAATGTCGGACTATGCCGCAAGAACCCCCCCGCATTCTGGCCAGAGACACCCTTGCAGAGGTGGGCCTATACAGCAGAAACCGATTGGTGCGGTGCCTATGAGGTGAAACCATGAACTTCGGAAAGATCATTAGCTGCACAGATTGCGCCTATGCCGTCCCGGTTAAACTCCAAAGCGGAGCTAACCAGTGCAGAAAGAACCCGCCAATAGCCGTTCCCGTGCAAGGCCACGGAGGGTTGGGGTCCGTGTCAATGTACCCTATAGTCGGAAAAGGAGACGGGTGCGGCGAAGGGTGGAGCATTCCCGATGTCGGCGGTCTGGGAAAATGATTCCAACAATAAAGAGTTTGAGGTAAAAGTATAAATTCTCTTGCGAAGGACACCCGTCTTGGCTGATGACAAGAACCCCATTCCACCTGATCGCCGCGCTCCTACCGGAAGTCCAGATGACCCCGTCTACCAAAAGACAGGAATGGATTCCGGCGTAGATGTCGGAGAGTATATGTCCGTCGATACAAGCGAAGACGGGCCGGAAATCATCGATAGCCCTGACGGGGGCGCCTTCGTCGTAATCGGAGAGGCAAAGGAATCAAACCCACCAGACCTGGAGTTCTACGCAAACCTCGCGGAAACACTCCCTGAAGACATCATGTCTAAACTCGCTTCCGACCTCCTGAAGAAGATTGAGAATGACAAAGAGTCCAGAAAGAAACGCGACGAACTCTATGAAGAGGGACTGCGGAGAACAGGTCTAGGAAAAGACGCCCCCGGAGGCGCCGAGTTCGACGGAGCCTCTAAAGTCGTCCACCCAATGATGACTGAAGCCTGCATAGACTATTGCGCCCGTATTATGAAGGAAATCTACCCCGTCGCAGGGCCTGTAAGAGAACGCCTCATTGGCGCCCCTACACAGGAAAAAGCCGATAGAGCCAAGCGCAAAGTCGAGCATATGAACTATCAGTTCACAACACAGATCAAAGAAGCTCGGGGTGTGCTGGAACAAACCTTTACTCAAACCCCGCTCTCAGGATCCGAATATATCCTCCTCTATCAGGATCACAGACTGAAACGCCCAAGAATGGAATGTATGCCCTCCGATAAGGTCTACATCCCAATCGCAGCAGCAGACTTCTATTCAGCAAATAGAAAGACGTGGGAAGAAAACCTGACCGACGTGGACTTCAAACAACGCGTCAACTCAGGTATGTACCGTGATCTGGAGTTGGGGAAATCAGACACAACACCAGAACCAAGTAAGGCCGAAGCCGCCAATATGAAAATCGAAGGTATGGAGGATACCGGAGAGAATATCGATGGAGAAAGAACCCTCTATACCTCTATGACCTATGTCGATGTCACAGAGGATATGGCTGACGAACTCGACGTGGAAGAAGCAGGGGAACTCTACCCGTACCTGATCACAATTGATAAGACGACAAAGAAAGTCTTGGCCATCTATCGTGATTGGGAGAAAAACGATGAGGCAAGAGAACCAATCGAACACCTATTCGAGTTCGGATTCATCCCATGGAGAGGAGCATACTCAATCGGGTTTGCACAAATTATTGGAGGACTTTCTGCTGCGGCTACTGGTGCTCTTCGTGCTCTACTCGATTCTGCTCATGCTAATAACGCTGTCACAGCCTTCGTCCTCAAAGGGTCTGGAATTTCGGGACAGTCTTCTCGTCCTCAAATCGGTGAACTCATCGAGATCGACGCAGGACTAGAAACAGACGATATCCGTAAACGGGTAATGCCCCCACCATTCAATCAGCCGTCACCCGTTCTGTTCCAGCTTCTAGGACTCCTCGTCTCCGCCGCTCAAGGCGTCGTCCGTACAACCATGGACGAAAACGCAACCAATATGAACTCACAGGTTCCCGTTGGAACCCAACTGTCCAGAGTGGAAGAAGGGCTGGTCGTCTTCTCACATATCCACGGACGCGCTCATGCCGCCTTCAATAGACTGATAAACGGACTCCATAGACTGAACCGACTCTACCTCCCCGAAACTCTCAGGGTGGACAGAGAAGGAAAGGAACTCATGGTCCGTAGATCTGACTATGATGGCCCCATCGACGCACAGCCCGTATCAGACCCGACACTCTATTCCGATCAGCAACGCTTCATGCAGATCACGGCTATCGAACAAGCCGCCGCTATGTTCCCGCAACTCTATAATATTCGGGAGATACAAAAGCGAAAGCTGAAGCTGTGGAAAGTTCCTGACCCCGATGCTCTCTTGAAGGATGAGCCTAAAGCAACCGAGATGAATGCCATTGCAGAAAACCTCGCAATGTCACTTGGAAAACCCGTGGTCGCCTTTCCAGAACAGGATCACCTCGCTCATCTGAAGTGCATCCTAGACTTCATTCAAAACCCCGTGCTGGGCGCAAACCCACTCATTGCACCCAAATATCTCCCAATGGCATTGCAACATGCAGTCGAGCATA